CGAAGCGCTGGCCGTGGAAGATGTCTGGTTCATCGAAGGTGGTCCGTCTCCTTATCCCGAGCCCATAATTCTCGACGCCCTGAAGCTCGGGCTCGTCAGTTGTGAACGTGATGGAGCTTGGGGCATTCACGAAGTACTGTCGTTGAGACGCCGAGGGCGCGAGTACCTGCGATCAAAGGCCCAAAGCAGCGACCACCGCGGTCTTCCACAAAGTCGCGGCCGCGTCTGACCCGACCGCGTTAAAGTGAATATTCCCGACCGTCTCACGATAGGTTGAGCCGTAGAGCCCGTCTGTGTCCGCGCCGGCGAATACATCGGTACCATTCACTGCCGCGGCGCAAGCTGCTCGGATAGCAGAGCTCGTCGTTGGAGTGGCGTCTATCACTGTCGATTTGCCAATCAGCCACGGCGCGTTGAACCCTAGCGCTCGAGGTGTGGCAATGACACCGGAGAGGTACCCAGCATAGGTGGCTTGGTTCATGCCGGAGGCACAGTCGTTCTCGCCCTGCTGCCAGAGGAAGGCAGAGATCGTGAGGCCCACTTCCTGACAGCGCCTTGCGGCGACTTTCAGATGATCGTTGTACGCGCCCCCTGGTGCCCAGGCAGCGACGCTCGTAGCTCCAACGGCCACCGGCACCAAGATCACGCGGTCGCATCTGCCGTCGGCGATCAACTTGTCGGCGAATCTCGTAAGCCAACAAGCGAGGGTGCCGTTTCCACCGATCAGAGGGTCCGCAGCGGCATAGGTGCCGCCGTCTAGAAAGTTCAGGTTGTCGATCTTGCTGGCGTGCGTCGGTGTGTAGGTTCCACCTGTCGCGGTGTTGGCTATATTCGACTGCCCGGCTGCGACGAAAACCAATGTGTCTTCACCCGCGACTTGTCGCGGGTCGCGCCGCGCCCTGCCGGGTTCTTGATAGGCCAGGGCTCCAACGCTGGCGGCGATGCGGAGCGGGTCCGTACTAGAAGCGGTCGCAAACATCTCCCTAGCCCAACACGCTCCCGAGCATCCCGGGCGCCCAATTACCGGCGTCGCTGTTCGTGCCGTACCATGATTGCGTATCGACGCCCGCGCCACGCTCCAGTGCAGTCAAGGTGTGAAATCCCAGTCCAGGGAAGCCTTCAAAGCGTGAGGTGAAGCCCTTCGCCCCAGCGTTATTGTCTACCACCATAAAGCCGGTCAGACTGCCGGGGGCTATCGCGCTAGTGCTGTCCAGCCCGATTGCGCACTGCGCGCGGCGGCCCGTGGAAGTGCTCCCGCTGGCCATGTGATTGTGCTGCGCGGTGACAACGATGCCGCTCAGCCCGAGCAGCAGTTCAAGCTGAAAGGCTGAATTAGCGTTGACCTGTCGCCAGGCGTCAGTCGAATAGTTCCACGTCAGCGCGGTGTCCCTCACGTACATCGGCCGCAGGGTCTGGTTGTAGGCATTGAACAGCAGGCGCTTCAGTTTCGAATCCGTGGCCTGTCCGTTGGCGGTGCAGCGGAAGGTGCCGAGGTATGTCGCGCTTCGCGCGGCGACGGTCACCGTGTCCCCTGATGCTGAGCCCACTCGGGCTGTCATGGAATTCTTGTTAACGAGCAGCCCAGCGAACGCTTCGAGCTCGGTCGACCCCGCTCCAGTGCCTCGCGCCGTATCCGACCCGGCGCTTGCCCCATTGTTCCATTTCGGGCCGGTGGCGAGCTTCAATGTGCCGCTGTCGACAATGGCGAACAGGTCGAAGTTCTTGCCTGACTCGTGATAATTCGTGTGTCCGCTATTGCTGTCCAGCGGCAGCGATATCTGCGACCCGAGGGACTTGTAGGCAAGTGCCGCGCCGTCATAGACGGGGACGTGCTGACCGCTGCAAGGTACGCAATAGATCGTCGTAGCACCGGTGACATCGCTTTCCGTGACTGGCGTCGCCGATGTCAACGACAAGCGCCCCTGTGGCGGGAACGAGATTAGCGGCTGGAAGATTCCGGCATCGTCGGGGGAGAACGTCTTCGTTCCCGAACCCGTGCCGACCTTCAGCTTGTCGTCGTCGGTGTCCCAGGCGATGCGGCCTTCGGTTGTCGGCGCGACGGAGGCCCCCTGCTCGAGGGTGAGCACCGGCTGAACGATCACCTTGTTGGTCAGCGTCTCGCTGCCTGTGAGCGTCGGCGCGTCGCTGATGCCATACCCTGCCAGATAAGCTCGGTCCGGCTCGATTGGCAGCGCCCCGAAGGGATCAATGGATTTGCCGATCGCGTCCGGCCAGGAGTGAATGACGCGCCGCTCGACGCCGGCCGCGGTGATGGTCGCCTCCTCGAGGTCTCCGCCGATGCAGAAGATCGCGGGGTATCCGCCGGCGGTCTGCGTCTGCGATTTGCGCCATGCCTCGAAGAGCGAGACGCAGTGCTGCTCCGTCGGCGCGGCCGCGCCCGAGCGCCACTCGACAAACCAGTCTGCCCGATAGACTGAAGGGTCGAGGATCGGCGGGCCGACAGCGAGCCACGGGCCCGGCACTGGATGAAACGTGAAGGCGGGCACATCGGCTGGGCGCAGGGGATCTTCCTCGCGGCCGTGCAGCATCGCAATCACCGGACCATCATCGCCCACGGCTGCGACGATGCAACGGAAGAAGGTGTCCGCGTCGTAGTTGCCGAGCGCGCGGGGTGAGCCGAGATAGACGCTCGACCAGTAGTTCTTCAACTCGGCACCAAAGCGGGCCATCAAGTCAGCAACGCTTTGGAAGGGGCGCCGCTGACGATCGAGCCAAGCGAGAAACTGTCGGGCGTTGTCGGGGCCCTGCAGCGCCACGACGGCGGGAATGCCGGGCACTACTTCGAGCTTTGGGGCGAGCTCGGCCAGGGGCCCTTCGGGGAGGCAACGGGCGCTGTCGCTCATCATCACGACGCGATCGCCGAGGTTGAGTGCTAATATTGCGGTCATGCGGCTTTCCCTTTCAGCCTGAGAGCACGAGCGGCCGCGCGCTTTGCGGCCTTGTTGAGCTCGTCGCCCATGATGGTTTTGATGTCGGTGAGTGCTCGCCCCTTGCCGCCCTCGAACGCTGGTCGGAGGAACGGCTGCGGGGCAGTGTTGACGGTGCCGAATTCGACGAGATGCGAGTGCCAAGCGGTCGACCGAACAGAGACGGATGCCGATAGCCCTTTGCCGGCGGCCTCGCGATTGGCGTTGCGAGCCGCGAGCGCAGCCTCGGCCCTCGTCCCGCCGCCGCGCATCACGTCGGCATAGGCCAGCGTGCCCGCGTTCTTGCGTACCACTTCGACAATGATGCCATCGCGCAACTCGCCGGATTCGACAGGCGCCATGCGGGCCGCGTCAGCACGGATCGGTTCGGCAGCGCGCTTGAGGGTGCGCTCGAGGATCCCACGCGCCGTGGCCTTCGAGTAGTCACCGAGGGCCGCATTGAGTTCGCGCACCCCCGAAATGGTGATCGTCATCGCCTTAGCCATGAGCGCCCATCCCCGCTGCCGCCAGCGCGGGCACGCTGATGAAGTGATCGAAGACGTGCAGGCCGAGCGATTGCGGCGGCTTGCCCAGCCGCAGGTCTCGGTCGAGGTTCTTGCAGACGTGGCTGCAATGCCTTGCCTTGCGGGTATTCGCCTCGAACGGATTGCCGCAGCTATGGCAGGTGACGATGATGACGCGGTGCATGGCAGCTGCGCGGGTGCAATCGGTGCTGCAATAGTGCTGCTCTCGCGAGCCCCGCGGCCGGAACATTTCCCCGCAATGGCGGCAGGGTCTTGCCACAGAGACGCGGCTGGCGAGCCGCGCGCATGGTTCTCCGCAGTAGATTTGGGAGTGAGTGCGGGGGCGGAAGGTGTCGCCACAGTGGGCGCACTGTCGCGCCTCCAACTTTCGGCTCGCGGCGTGAGAGCATTCCCGCGAGCAATACTTCAGGTCCGCGCTTTTCGGATGGAACGGCGTTCCGCAATGCTGACATTCGCGAGGTGGTGACTGCGCCGCTTCGTATTTGCAGGCAAGCGAGCAGAACCGGCCGCCATCGCTGGTGGGACGATATGACTTACCGCAGCACTCGCACGTGCGAGCCGGGCGGGCCGCTCGCCGGATCACGTCGCGAGCGTCCTCATAGGCGCGGGTTTCATGACGGGCATTCGTATAGTCGCGGTGAAGCATCGCCGAGCGCGCGCACACGTCGGAACAGAAGCCGTAGTGTCGCTTTTCGGCCATGAGGTCGTTGGGCACGTCGACGCCGCACCAGGCGCAGCATTCGCGCGGCACGACATATTCGCGCTGCCCTTCCTCCCACGATGGCCGGACGGACACGCCGAGCGCACGGAAGGCATTGGCGACGAGATCGGCAGCCTCTTGATCGGCGGGCGCCCAGGGCACTCCCTGAAGGCAAAGCTGCGCTCTTATCCCGGCTCGGCACGGGCCCTCGTTTTCGAAGCGGGAATGCTGCCAGCGGCCGAGGCGGCGCTTGATCCGCTCGACGACATGCGCCCGCTGCTGGCCCTTGAACAGCGGCTTATGCCGGGGCTGGGGAGGTTCGACGCCGTAGCGGTAGGTCACATAGTTGCCATCGCGGAAGATGCCGCTGCCCTTCGTCGGCTCTTGGTGTGCGCGCGCCTTGGTGGCCTTCACCGGCTGCAGCAAGTCGGTGAGGTCGCGCTCGTACAACACGGTCGGCAGTGAGCCGATGAATTCAGCGGCGGCGAGGTCAACGGTCTCAAGCAACATAGGCCCACTCCTCGAGATCGTCGGTCGCGTCGTCGTAACTCGAGCGGGAAGTGTCGCCGGCAGAGGCGCGGCTCACGGCCATCGCGGCGGCCTGCGCGCCGTCGATCTTGTCCTTCGACTTGCCCTTGTGAAACACACGGTTGCCCGCCGCGTCGGTGTGCACCGCGATGTTCTCGAAATTCCAGCGCAGCACCGGATTGCCGCCATGCCGGAACTGCCTCCCGACGATCGCGCGCTCGAGCTCTTTGACGGCCGGGGCCATCGTAATCCAGCCCTGCCGCATTTCGACGGCGGGCAGGCCGTCCCTCAGCAGGTTGTTGAGGGTGTTGCGCGCGAGGTGTGGATCGCACGCGATCTCGCGCACATTGAAGGTGGCGCAGAGGTCGACGATCTTGGCCTCGACGACATCGAAGTCGACGACATTGCCCGGCGTCGGGGTGATCCATTCGTCGTCGACCCACACGCGATAGGTGACGCCGTCGACGACTTGCCGGGTGTCGATGTTGTCTTCCGGGCAGAAGTACCAGGCCGCCACCTGATAGCCGTCGCCATCGCGCCAGCACGCCACAATGACCGTGAGGTCGGAATTGCTGCTGAGGTCCACCGCGAGCCAGCACGGCGCCTGCGAGGCCTCGAGGTCGATGAGATCGACTTCGCCCGCGCCCTCGTCATAGACCGCCATCTCGACGAAGGGATCGGCGCTGTGATCCAGCCAGACATTGAGGTTGAGCTGCCTGAAAGCTTCGCGGTCGCCGACTTTGCGCTCGCCTTCCTTGGCGAGCTGGCGCAGGCCCTCGATGTCGGGATAGCCGTGGGCGAGGCCGGGGTTCACTCGGCGCCATAGTTCTTCGTCGGTCCAGTCGTCATCCTTCTCCGCTTCGAAGAGCACGGGCAGGATCGACTCGTCGTCGACTTCCCCGCGCGCTACCTTGCGGGCGTCGTCGACAATCGACCAGGCGATGTTCTCTTGCCCGCGGCCCGCCGTCGTGGCGACGATGAGCAGGCTGCCTGGCGTCTTCACCAGACCACTGCGCAGCACGTCCCAGAGGTCGCGCTTCTTCCAAGCGTGCAACTCGTCGGCGAGCACGAACACCGGCGTGCGCCCGTGCTGCGTGCCAGCGTCGGCGCTGATCGCTTCCATGAAGCTGCCGCTCGTGGGGTAGTGGAGGCGGTTGCGATAGTCGAGGCTGCGAACCTTGGGCGCGATTTTCTTGTGCGCCTGCACGAGTCCGCGTGCTTCCTCGTAGGCGATGCGCGCCTGTTTGCGATCGGAAGCCGCGGTGATGACTTCGCCGCCCGGTACCCGCTCCGGGCCGATGGTGTGCAGCAGCCCCAGAGCGGCCGCCAGCGAGGTCTTACGATTTCCGCGGGGCAGCAGCAGCACGACGGTGCGAACCACGCGGCTGCCGTCCGCATGGCGCGGGCCGTAGATGCGCCGCACGATGCGCTCCTGCCACGGGTCCAGCTGGAACGGCAGGCCGCTCTTGGGATGCTTGAGCAGGCGCAGGAACTTCACCGCGCGCTCGCCGTGGCCGAGGGGATCCTCGATCGGCGAGCCGTCGTAAATCCAGCCCGGATAGGTCGAGCGCTCAGACGTCGAGAGGGTTGAGGTCGTCATCGTCCCCGTCCTCCCGAATGGCTGGCCTCGACCGCGATACCGGAGTGAGCCCGAGCTCGGCAGCGAGCAGCCGGGCGCGCGTCATGGCGTCGGCCTGGATACCCACGGCGGGGTTTCGCTTCGCCGCTAGCGGCACCAGCGTGCCGTCGTCGGTCTCTTTGTAGGTCGTGATCGTGAGGCCAAGCTCCTGGATCGATCGCTCTGCCTCGCGCACTTGGCCGATGGCGACGCAGTAATTCTCGACGCTCCCCAGGTCGCCGGTAGTGAGGATTTTGCGCTTGATGAGCACCGGCATGATGCGGCGCCATTCTTTCTTGGCGTCCGCGCTCAGCCAGCCAGGGGGGGCAGCCGGCGCCTTCGTCACCGGGTCGTTGTCGATCACGAGACGGGGTTTCGTACCCTTCATTCGGACGCCGCCTTGCCGCGAAGCTCGAGTCCGCGTCCGCGACCGAGCTCCTTGACTTCGACCAGGTTGAAGTTGCGCCCGTCGAAAACCACGCGGCTCTGCACCGTCACGTCGCCCACATAGCGCGTGCGGAAGATCACGGCGACTTCCCCGGCGACGCCGCCGGCCTGAAAGAATTCATCGGCGCCGGACTGGATCACCTCGGCGCGCATGGTCGCGAGCGGCGCCCACGTCTCGATGTTCTCACCGCTGCCCGGGTCCTGGACGCTGGTGAAATTCTCGATGACGATTACGCGGTCCATCTTGCCGGCGCGCACTGCTCAATCCTCCGGCGCTTCGAAGGAATAGGTGCGGTTGTTGGCGATGATGTCGGCGGCGCTACCCGGCACCGGGCCGGCGCTCACGCCAACGATCACGGGCTCGCGGTTCTCGTACCAGTGCGCGGCAATCTGCAGCACGGCTTGCTCGAGGTCGGCGGTCGGCCCGTCGGGCAGCTCGTCGGTGTCGTCAAGGGCATAGCCGAGCTCGCGCTCGACGTGCTTCTGCGCTGCCTCAAGCGTGCGCTCGAGCAGATCGTCGTCGGTGTCGAGCGTTTGATTGACGTGCTCCTTCAGCGTCGCGAGGTCGAGCGTCATGCCGCAACTCCTAAATCGGGCAAATCTCGCGCGTTCCCACCCACGGCGGTCCTCAGGGGGTCGGGAAAGTTGGCAACCACCCCCCGGTCAGGTCGGGTGCCGTGCCCTTTGACGGTGCCCTTGATGGCGAT